TGCCATTACGCCCTGACTCAGTTCTCCGTGAAGCAGGTGTCAAGTACATCAGCGGCTTGCAGGGTGATGTTCAGTTCCCAATCATGGGTAAGGAAAACTGTTTCTTCGAGGGTGAAGTAACAGATGCAGATGACGGTGCAGGCACATTCTCTCACAAGACGCTCTCTCCAAAGCGTATCACTGCATACATCGATGTCAGCCGTAAGGCACTCATTCAGGCAGCTACCAACGTTGATTTGGAGAACGCCATCATCTCTGACTTGCAGAACGCTATTCAGGAGAAGGTTGAAAGCACGTTCCTTGGTGCAACGTCAGGCACTACTACTCAGTATGCAGGTATCTTCGATGTAATCACTCCTACATCAGGTGTGACTTCTTTCTCTGACATCTGTAACATTGAAGCAGACGTTGAAGACGCTAACGTCAAGGGCAATTGCGTTTACGTGATGGGTACTAAGGCTAAGGCAGCTCTCCGTAACATGGCCAAGAGTTCTAAGTCAACTCAGCTTGTGATGGAGAACGGTGAAGTAGACGGTACTAAGGCTATCTCCACCTCTATGGTGACAGGTAAGAAATATGTATACGGTGACTTCTCTAACGCTGTTGTCGGTACTTGGAACACTAACCTTTTGATTGACCCATACACTCAAGCTACCAAGTCTACAGTGCGTATCATCGCAGAATCTTGGGTAGATGCAGCTGTATTGCGTCCTGAGGCATTTGCAACAGCAGAGCTCGCGTAAAAATAATTGAAACGTAACACACAAAGACTATGTACCTTCAACTCTATCAAATAAAAAAGCACCTCAACATTGATGATGACTTCAAAGATGATGATGAGTACCTAATGGATTTGGGTTATGCTGCAGAATTGAGCGTACAGAAGTCTATTGACAAAAACCTGAGCGAATTAGAAGATGGGGACGGGATGATTCCCTCCCCTCTTATTCGCGCAGCCCTATTTCTTGTCGGGACATGGTATGCAGACAGGGAAAGCGTGACACACGCAAGTGCGACACCGTTACCACATGCATATGAATTCCTCGCAAACATGTACAGGGACTATTATAACACACAGCCCACAAACAACCACTAAAGATGATAGCAGGGAGATACAATGAGACTGTCAAAATCTTCCATCCTGTGACAACCATCAACAAGTACGGTGAAAAGGAGTCCACGTATGAAGAGATTTACAAGACAAGAGCCCGTGTAGACAACACAAGCGGAAACAGGGTTGAAGAAAACCATGAGATAGTCTTCTCATACAACTTCAACTTCACGTTACGCAGCTATGTCCCCATATCAGAGACAAGTCAGATTGAGTGGCAGGGAAATAAGTACAGGGTGCTCACTCTCCAACGCAGGAGAGAATTCAATGACATCTATGTGCAGGCAGAAAAGATTAACACCTAATGGCAGATTTTGAAGTATCAGCAAACGCCAAACAAGTAGAAGGCATCATTGACCAAATAGCGGACAATGAGCTTATCCGTAGAATAGCGTACCACGCTGTGATGGAAGGTGCATGGGTACTGAAAAGATACGCTGAGGAAGGTTTCAAGAAGAAACTTGGTGAAGGAGCCACACACCCGAGCCCATTCATAGCAGGCAGACCGTTCTATGAGGGAATATCCGTAAAGGGTAACAAGAGCGACACGGTAAAGGTCTCTATCCTGAATGACTACAGAATGAAATGGTTTGAGACAGGTACTGAGGAACGCTACATCAAGAACAGGTCTCACTCTGACCTCTCAAGGGGCAAGAAGAACAAGAACACGGGTAAGCAGAATTACCGTGGTTACATCTCCAAGTCAGAGTACGGTGGATGGTTTGAAGGAGCAAGGAATGAAGGAAGACAAGAAATCGCTGAGACGGTTGTAAGAAGTATAGATAATGCCATGAGGAAAATAGCAAATGGAGAGAAGTTATGAAAAACATAGACATAGGAGCTGAGATAAGGGCAATACTGATGACCAATGAGAATTTGGTTGATGCCCTCAAACAGGGGGAAGTTACAAAGATATACCCAATCATAGCGGATTCAGAGACAACATTTCCATTCCTGATTTACAGAAGGCAGTCATACACACCTCAGCCGACAAAGGACTACAGCGGCGAAAAGGTAAACATAGACATATATGTATGCTCACAAAGGTACGGTGAATCAATCGACATCATGAACATGGTTTCCAATACCTTGAACGGGAAGGAGACAGAAGTGATTGAAGAAATTGAAATCACCAATATGTATGAGGATTTCATCTATGACACATACGTTCAATACGCCTCATTAGAGGTGACCCTGAAAGATTAAAATAATAATAAGAAATTAATACTCAATTAGTTATGTCAAAGATACGTGGCGGAAGACTTATGGTCTTTCTCGGAAATGATGAGAAAAGCGTAGCCTATGCTACCAATCACACTCTCACAATTGACGCTGAGCTCACCAACACTTCAAACAAGGATGAGAACAACAGCATAAGCGGTGCTACATGGCAGTCTCAGGAGGCTAACATCCTCAGTTGGCAGGCAACCACAGAGAACCTGTATTCAACTGACGGCAAGGGCAAGAATTTTGCAGACCTCTATGACTACATGGTTGCAGGCAATCCAATTGACCTTATCTTAGGTCTTGCAAATGAAGAGGTTTCAGATGTTCCTGCAAGCGGTTGGACTGCAAACAAGTCAAGCGTTTACTACAAGGGTAAAGCACTTGTTAACAACCTTACATTGAATGCACCAATCGGTGATAATGCAAACTACACGGCTAACTTTACAGGCGTAAGCGCACTTCAAAAACTCACAACCTAAGTTGAAAGTAAAAACAAAAAGGTGCAATAAGTAGTTACGGCTATTTTCAATGCACTGTAAAAATTGCGTAGCGGATGCCCCTAACAGAGCGTCCGTTTTTTGTTGCTTTCGGTATTTATAGTAAGAAGAATTAAAAACGCTAAAGATATGAAAATCAAAATTGGTAAGAAAAACTACAACGTGAAGAACACAGTGCGTGCTCTTTTCATTTTTGAGAGAATCACACGTAAGCCATTCTCTATTGAAACAGTCCTCGATAATTACATCTACCTCTATTCAATCCTTCTTGCAAACAATGAGGACATGGATTTGACGTGGGATGAATTCATTGATTACATTGACAAAGACCCTGATTTCCTTAACAGGTTCAACAAGTTGGTGACAAAGGGCAGTGAAGTGCAAGAGGTGTTCAATAAGGCTGATGACAAAGAAGAGGTTGGAGAAGAAAAAAAAGATTAAGCGTCACAGAGGTAGTATGTATGCTTATCATAGGTCTGAAACTACCTCCTGACTACGTGCTTGACAAAATGCAGTGGTATGAGGCTCATGCGTATTATGAATACGGCTACCTCACAGAGAAAAACACATGGGAACAGACAAGATGGTTAGGCAACCTGTACATCAACGCCCATTCAAAGAGCAAGGTTGATTTGGAAGACACCATCAAGTTCCCTTGGGACACTGAGAAGAAGGTGATGACAGAAGAAGAGATTGAAGCAGAAAGACAGGCAGCACAAAAGGAAGTTGAACATGTCAGGAATCTGTTAAAGACAGGTAAGTTAACCACTGTGGCGCGACTAAAATAAAAACACAATACACATACTATCAATGGCAGATTATGTAGTTGAATTCACAGGTAGAAACAACCTGTCACAAGCAGCACAAGGAGTTAAGAAAGACCTTGAAGCCATCAACAATGAGGCAGGCAAGGTCGGTGAAAACGTCTCAAAATATGATGCGTTTGCAGCCCGTTTTGAAAAGATTTCCAATTCAACCAAACCTTTGAAGGCTCAATTGGGTAGCCTAAAGAGACTTCTTGCTGACATGAACATGGAAGGTTTTGATGACCACGGTCTCATGACACAAGTGGCCATGAAAGCAGGTCAGATAAGCGACTCAATCAAGGATGCAAATGACGCTGTAAACAGATTTGCAAGCGACACTCAGAAACTCGATGCAGGTATACAGGCTTTCCAATTGGGAGCTGCAGGTGCAAGCGTACTTGCAGGTGCTATGGGAATGGTTGGTGTTGAAAGTGAAAAGACACAACGGATGATTCTCAAGGTTCAATCAGCCTTGGCATTACTTAACGGTGTTCAGCAAATAGCAAACCTCTTGAACAAGGATTCAGCCCTCATGCAGAGATTGAAGGCTGTCAGACTCGCAGCATCAACAAATGCAGAGGTTCAGAACACAGCGGCAATTGCAGCCAATACAGTTGCAGAAGGAGTTAATACCACAGCAACGGTAGCTGCAACGGGAGCACAGAACAGTTGGAACACAGCAAAGGCTATTGCAAAGGCTCTCATAGGCGATTACACGGGTCTCATACTGTTAGGTGTTGGAGCACTTACAACATATGCAATGGTTACCTCAGATGCAGCTGATGAGCAAGCCCAACTGAATGATGAGGTTGATGAGGCTGCAGAGAAGCAGAAGAGGTACAAGAGTGTAATGTCCGACACGTTTGCAGGTCTCATGAGTGATTACACCAAAATGAAAATTGAATGGAAATCCCTCAAGAGTGAACATGAGAAAAATCAGTGGTTAGTTGACAACAAGAACAAACTTGTCGATTTGGGTATTGCTGTTGACAATGTTGTTGACGCTGAAAACGCATTCAACGGAAATACAAATGCGGTTGTTGAGAATTTCATCAAAAGGGCAAAGGCGGCTGCAAGGTTA